TCTATCGCCCCTTGAATGGGTGGTCCCTCATAGGCTATCGGGATACCAAGTTTGGTCTTACCATAAGAAATCAGCTCGGCTTGACCTGATAGGTAAACCTCGGCTAATTGACCGCCTATATCTGCTTCAAGTTTATCATCAAAGGTAGCTAGTATGGGGTCGAGTATATTATCTGTATCAGAACTTAAGGGCATCTTCCCCTAACCTCCGTTTGATATACTCCATCTGACTAGGGTGCACCAAAACCTTAATCCCCGTATGACTAATAAGCCAATACAATTCTTCATTAGGGATACCAGAGGCAAGGATATAGCTAGGTTCTTGTGGCTTACACATTTCCTTATATCCAGCTTCCAATATCTCCTTGGTTAATATGCCGCCACCCATCTCTTCAGTCATATCACTCCTTTACATACCTATTATAAATCGCCGACAACTTTGAATAAGGAAACGCATCTTCTAGCTTATCGAAGTATTTACTTAGGTTTCTTTGTAGCTCTTTTCTTCGCTTTAGGTTTGCGCTTGAGTTGGGGTTTGCTGGTATCTGCGCTTCCAAGATTTGTATTACCTCGTTCAGTTCCGCTATCATCTATCTCCTTCGTTTCTTGGCACTCACACTCAACCATTATCGTGCCAGATTCATACTCGATAAACCCTTTGCCTTCGCACTTTTCACATTTCATTATTTACTCCTTATTACAATCTTTCCAAATATAATACAAGACCAAGCCATACCATATTTAGTATTGAAGCGCCGCCACCATACTATATCTAGTTGTCTTTGGGAATTATAGAACTGAATGTCGCAACTCCACGCATCCTTGTGAAAGAACAGCGTCCAGCCAAATAGTCGGATATTATATCTCGTATATGGCAAGCCGGGGTAATACTTAATAGACCCCTCAACGATGTCCATTCTTGCTTAGAACCTCTCTAAACTGTTTTAATGCTCTAGTTAAAGCAACTTCGGGATTTGACTTGGCTTCTTGGGTCAGTGCATCCAACGCCTCGGCAGGGTCATTCACCCCTAATGTCATTAACGCTATCTGCTTGACATCTTCCGAGTCACCTAGTTCTGGCATGACCCCAAGTATCCCGACAATAGCCTGTGCTGCTAAAGCTACATCTTCAGGTGCTATATTGGGGAAGTCTCTGTCAACATACCATTTATCTTCTTTGATGTTATTATGGGCCAGAACCACCTCATCTATATCCTGATAAGTGTCTTCCCACACCTTCTGATAAGACTGAAACATCTTCATCATCGGGAGTTCGACTGTCTTTGCTGTGGCCAGATTACCTATAGATATGTCCCCGAAATACTGTTCAGGAATACCGACAGCAGAGGAAATCATTAGCTTAATCATCCTGCCATCTTGATAAGCAGCCGAAGCGCCGGTTTCTGTCTTGATCGGCGTGGTATCTACACCTAGATTCTCAACTAACTGAGAGCCCGCCGGCACATCAACTCCGTGTGTTTTAGCCTTGATTGCGTTTACATCTGCCTGACCGCCTTTGACTTTAGACTTCCACGCGAACTTAGCCAAGGCTAACATAATCGCTATTCTCGAACTTAAGAATTTGGTGTGATACTTCATCCAAACAAGGGCAGGTAACAATAATGGATTCCCTCTTTGGGTGATGGTGTTGTATGTCAGATGGTAAACTAAAGCACTGTCTGATTCTGCCGTGACAGTTGCCCCTGCAGCATCCAGTGCGGATTCATTCTTGATGTTGGTTGTAGACCTGTAAATGGTATTATGTAGCTTACTCTGTGTGTCTGTCCATTGCCTTCGGTAGAATTTAACATTCTCCTTATCGTCCGGGTCGGTTATAATCTCTGTTATCTCTAATGGGTCAATCCACCTTATCTTTGCTTCTCCTTTTGAACCAAGGAATATAGCAAAGAATATCTCGCCGTCTATTAAGAGTTTATCAGATGACTTGCGTTGTCCCCTAGCGGATAACACAGCTTGATTAGCTTTGTTATTCCAGAAAGACTCTAATGCTTTCTTAGCGGGTTCATCTTCAGTGTCCCACACCATCCCAGAGCCGAATGTGTAGTCAGTCCATAACCTAATCGCTTGTTTCCCCATAGGGTCTTTGGTTGAGTATAAACGGGATAATTGGAGATTAGTCACACGTTCCGCTGGCGTGATAACATCGTATGTCGTACCAGAAAGACTAATCCATCCGGCGTCCTCTAAGGCAAGGTCATCCTCTACACTTTGAGTAGCTTCCCTTATCAGAATCTCAAGTTCGTCCCTTGGTGATAATTCTATTAGTCGAGTTTCTTGTTCTTTCATTCTTCCTCTACCAGTATCATCTCAGTTCCAACTCCTTTACTGCTTCCATAGTATCGTAGATTATTATCTTCTCTTCTGGTTCGGGCTCGGTGAGCATGAGTTCCGTTACTGCCCATACCAAGGCATCAACACGATTGGGTGATTCCCTAGTTGCTCCAGGTATCCACTCGCACATCTCATCTTCAAGTTGGGGGAACTCGCCAACGTGGTGCATCCTACCCTGTTCGTATAAGGCAACTACCGGCTCTGCCCTTACCGCTTTACCTCGGCTGGCATGAACATGTTTATAACTGGCATTTTGCCCCCTTGATTTGGCGGCTTGCATTATGGTATTCTCAACCATATCGCCACCGAAGTTAGCTTCCCCTACTATCCTATCAGCCTTATTCCGATTATACCCGGTAAGCACCGCCTCGGCCCATCCATCAGGAGAAGCGTGAAGGCTGCGGTCTTCTAATACAAAACCATGTTCCTGTCCGTTTATATTAGCAATACCAGCTACGACAATGCCACATTCGGTAACACCGCCTGGAGGGTCTACCCCTACAACTACCCTTATTAAGTCAGGGCATTGTGTAGTCCTGTTATCATCAATAAGAGGGCGCTTCCATAATGCATTAGGATTATCGTCAAGGACTTCCCCTGCTAATTCCTGCCGCCCTAATCTAGTGCCCTCATATCTGTCTAGGATGTATTTCAAGAACGTAGGGGCTAGATTGTCCTTGTTGTCTAATGTGTGGCCTCTAGTGATAGCTACCCTTTCATCCTTGAGTAAGTTTTTAACGATCTTAATTGGCCTGGGGGTTGTTGCGACAATTGCTTGTGGGTTATCGCCTATCCTGAGACCGAGCATCAAGTTATCCCATGTCTCTTGCGGATATTTAAACTTGCTTAATTCATCCACTGAGGCCTTGGCATGTTGCGGACCCCTTAATTGGTCGGGCTCATCCCCGGAGTAAACAATCCCCACAACTCCATTGGGCCATGTCAGGCGTCTCTTGGATGGCTCATATTCGGGATAAAACCATGGAGGGCTTATGTTCAAGATGGCCGAATCGCCTAACTCGATTATGGTGTCCCGGACATCGGCCTTGGTCTGCCCAATTAGTGCTATTGGGTTATATCCTTCATTCGCCCACTTTATAACAAGTTCATTGGCTGTGCGGGTTTTACCAAATCCACGTCCTGAAAGGATTAACCATATATACCAATTCCAATCAGGGGGGAGTTGTTTGGGTCTAGCCCAGAACGTCCAATCATAAAGAAGTTTAGTCGCTTCTTCATCCGTTAGGTCCTGTATCGCTTTCAACCTCTCCTGCTCTGGCAGCAAGGCGATTGATGATGCCAAGGAGTTTTTCTTTGGGGTCTCCAACATTTACTTGCATCGCTCCTATATTGTAAGTGTTCCCAGAAGGAGGGGCGTCAGAATATATCTTGTCCATCTTGTTCAGTAGGTCAATGGCCTGTGTAGTGCTGTGTAGCTTGACCTTAGTAACTAACGCAGCGCCGGAGCCGTCTTTGTCATATTCAGTCCGGGAAGTTATCTCCGATATAGCCCTAGTATTGGGTGACTTCTTATCTATATTAAGATACCCTCCGTCAGCTCCTACTTCTTGGTAGTCTATTAAGTTACCCCTGGCTATCTCGGTTAGTATCCGCTGCCTCTCTTGAACTGTAGCGATTGAGTCGTCTTCGGCTTTCTTGTTTAGCTCATCAAGGCGACTTGATATTCTAGCATTATCTAGCAGCCTATAAGCCGTACAAGTTACCGATTTAGGGGAATAGCCAGCCATCACAGCCGACTGCATCGCATCCCTAGTTTTGAAATATTCAGTACAGAATGTTTCTTGCTTCTGTGTTAGTTTCATCTTCCTTGCCTAAAAGACTGATGGCACACTTACCACGCTTGTATCAAAGGTGAATGTTCCCGTAGGGGATTCTTTCGCCATCTTCCATATAGCTTCTAACATAGCATCAGCGCCGACTTCCTTGTTAGTATAATCCCTACACTCTAGACACCCATCGCCGCTACATGGATGTTCTCCCAGCTTTAGCCATCCTTCAGGTCTATACATCGTTTCACTCCTTTAATAAGAAAGCCCGATATTTCTACCGAGCTCTTTGCCAGCTAGTAGCCAGAAAGATTCAATCACTACTAGCTACATAGTTTCGCTATTATCTCAAGCTTCTGTCCCTTTCGGGTAGCTGGCTTCTCATAGCTTACGCTTATTATATCATAAACTATTTATTAGGATTTGTCAAGTTTTATTTTTATTTAAGGCTAAAACGGATTTAATAGTGGTTTTTACATCCCTTTGTCAAGTAATTATACGACATTTTTGTCGTATTTTTTCTGTAAAAACTTCCTGTCCCTTAGCCACTTTCCGAAACTCATCCTCTTTCGTCTCCATCCCTTAATATACATCAAGGCAGACTTTGATTCATCGCTTAATTCTAAACCAGCTAGTATCTCAGCCTTGAGTAATTTCCCTGAAGTCCCGGTGCGCACTCTCCTGTATTCAATCTCGGCTAGGATTCCTATAGGTTTGACAAAGTTGGCTTCATTCGCATAACGTCTTTTCCCACCTCCTGCGTAGTTTGATATTTCGGGGTTTGGGGGCCAACTACCACTCTCAAATATCTCAGCGTTCTCGATAATAAATATAACCTGATATGGGCAGAAGCGTATCTCGGAATATGTATAAAATTCCTTTCCGTTACACCCTTTATAAGACTTACAATCCCGGCAATCATCGCTCATAACTCTACTTCATTGAAACCAGCTTGTATCTTTCTTTCTACTGTGACAATGGTGTCGTTCTTGCTTCCTCCATGTGGGACTAATAGTATTTCCAGCATTTCAAAACCTCTGCCCTTGCCTATACCCTGAGAAGTCCATCCGCAACAAATAGCAAGCCCATCTGATTTAACGACCCTGGCGATTTCATTCTTAATGTTCCCCCAGTATTTCATACTCGTAGGCTTCACGTTTAATTTGTCCATTCCTATTCCGTTATAACATTCTTTAGCCTGTGTAATGGAATACGGTGGGTCAAATAAGACACCGTTAAAGTAGTTTGGGCTTAATGCCTTCATAAACTCCAGTGCGTCAATATTATATTTAGCTTCCATATTTTCATTAAGGTCATTAGTGATTTCCGCAGGACTTGTCATTCCGGCAAACGGGTCTACCCATCCCTTACCATCACCCACATACCTAGCCAGTAATTCAGCAATAGGCTTGATAGTGAATGTCCACTTGTTAGGCATAGCCCATACTCTTTTAATCTTCATTTTGCCACTTTGGTAAAACTGTGAATTATCCAAATTAATCCGCATATAGTAATTACACAAGCAGTGCTGAATTCGGCACAAATTATCCACCTGACGGGCTCGTTATAATAAACACTACCATCTTTTATTATCAGAAAGAAGGTGTATGCCCAGGTGCCAGCACAGTAAGTAAGAAAGGTCAAAAGTAATACCTTTATAAATATCATTTAATCTCCTCTAACATGTCAAGGGCTTCTTCTATAAAAGAACACAACTCATCAACTTTGTCGTGGGGCATTGAACGGTTGTAATTTTCTATAACTCCGTGTATAACCAGAAGTCTTTGAGTTCGCATATCTAAATCGGGGTCAATGTATATATTTATGTTGGCAACGGTAAGTTCCCCGCCTGTTAAATCTGTGGGCATATCCCTGTCGGTAAAGACCTTGATATTCATTTATGCCTCCACCAATGCTTAATAAAATGTCTTAATCTCCACGCAAGAAGTCCCATAACTCCCAAAGCCCCGATACATTGAACACACTGAAAACAACCACATGGTAATATCATTTCTCCACCCACCCAAACATTTCTCTTACTTTGCCCATTAAGTTTAGAGCTTGTTTAATATCCAGATGATGCCTGATTATCTCACTCTTTAAGAACTTTTTAAACGCCCGGGCTTCTTCCTTGTTCATAGTTTCGATGATTACCTTGTTATCTTCATTAAAGTCCATTCTTCACCTCTATGTCATCTATATTGTAATAAATAGGCATGCCCATTCTCTTTGCCATCTCAACCTCACGATGAACGCCTGAATCATCCCACGATGGTGCGTTAGCTACAAATAAAGCATCACAAGAATATATCCACTCCGATACTAAACTTAACCATACGTCCTCATCGGGACTTTGTGACCATCCCGTATGTATAAAATGCCACAGGTTGGGAACGAATGGGTTATGCCCTTTCAGTATCAACTTCCTGCCAACCTCGATAGATTTGAAAGCATTGAGTTCACATTCCTGCTCGCTCAACCCGTGTCTCCTGCCGTAAGTATGCGCTACATAAATTTTCATCTTCCCTCCTTACAATGTTACCGACTTTGCTGTTTTCTCTAATGTTATCTTGCCTTTATCAGGCTCTATAATAATACGAGGACACCCCATCTTACTAGGGGGAGAACCGTATCTTTCAAGATAGCTTGGCGGGGCATCCTGTTTATAAGCTAATAACCAGGCGCCGGTCATTGTGGCTATCGAATCAAAAGCCTTCAGCCTTCCCTTGACAAGCCCCATCCTTTGAGGTATATCGGGGGATTCTTGACCGTGTAAATGACCCATTAAGTTTATGGAGGCAGTAGGGAATGACTGGCTCATACGAAGCACAGCCAATGCTCTGGCTCCCGATGTTCTGGCAGACCCTTCTCCATGCCTTGCGTGTATGAGTATATCGTGATGTTCAGCAGAGTTTTCCCTTTGGAATTTGAGATTAACTAAACATTGCACGCCGGCATAAGGCACTTTGAATTTGGCATTGGCCCGTTTAAGGAGTTCTTTTATAAAGTTGTAGTGATTATATTTCCGTATCCCGTCATCGTGATTCCCCTCAATTAGTCCCAGACACTTATTCCAGATAGGACTAAAGATTCTATCAACCCTGTCAAGGGTGGCTGGTCCTATGTTGTCTACATTACCCCTCATCCATACAGGTAGTTTAGTGTCCATATCATCCAGTAACCATGGAGCCAGAATTCGGGCATCCCATCTTTTTAAGTCTGCCGATGTGATACAATCCCCATAATCCCCCATCCCTAACCAGAGAGCCTTTGAATCAGTCCTTATCTCTGCTACCTTCTCCTCGATTAAACTTTCATCACAATGGATAGCACCAAGATGTAGGTCTCCTAAAGGGTATAATCTGAACTTGTCCGGTCTCTTGTAAATGATTATTTTCTCGATTACTTCCATTTCTTCTCCTTTAAGAACTCATACCTATTGCCATGTATTTCTTACGCATCCACTCCTCAAATGACGGGAAGAGTTTATCAATATCAGGTGTCTTCATTATTCCTCCATTGGTCTAGTATTTAATCTCCATTATCGTGTTGTTGGCTACCTACTCTGATGTTCTATCCAATGTAAAAGCTGTGTAACAAGAACTACTGGGGAAACCATTGCTAATATCACTGTATAGACGAAGAACATCGGCACTTGGTATGGATAAGCCTTTTCAGCTTTCTCCCAAACATAATCCGCTATCCTTGGGTGTAGTATATAAGTCAATAAAATAACTACCATACCGACTACAAAGTATAAGAGTATTATGCCATTCATTTACTTATCTCCTTTACCTGCCATAATGCCCAGAATAGAGCTAGGGCAGGGTCTTTGCACTCGTAAGGATATTCATCGTTGTCTAGTATTACATCACATTCAACTAAATCAGTTATATTTGAACCCTGCCAATGAAATTCTATGTCTTTAAGGGTGTTATCTTCTGACAAGCCTCTTGCCTTTGGCACAGCATACTTGAATAGGTTGTTGAGGTCTATGGGCAAAGTCTCAAAGTGTGTGGCACCGCTGGACTCAACAATACATACTTGATGGTCTTTTACAAAATGCTCCCAGAACTCCTTTATCTGCTCCTGTGTTGGTTTCATTCTATCCTCCTTCTTTTAGATTTCCCTAATTCCATGCTTTGCTGAATGGCACTTACCGCATAACAAAACACAATTTGTTATATCTACCGGGCTACCACCCTGACTTCTGAATTTAATCTCGTGCTTGGCACTGCGCCAGCCTAATGGTTTCTTGCATTCAGCACACAGACCATCTTGCTTCTCATAGAGTAACAATGCTAGTTCCTTCTCAAGTTTGATTTGCTTCCGTCTCTTATCACTAATCTGTTTCAAGTATCTCCTCCAATTCTTGTATTGAACGAATCACGTGATACTCGGTGCCTTGAGCCTCTATACTATCCTGAAAATCCTTTTGTGCTTGTGATTGTTTGCCCTTATCACCCTTGAGTTCAAGGAAGATAATCTCCGGAGCTATTACCTGCGGGGCATTACGAAAGTATTGCCTTGTTCGTATCACCATAAAGTCAGCAGTTCCTTCTCGGCACAACTCTACACGGTAGGTCTTATCACCACGCTTTACTAAGACAGAGCCACTATTAAGTCTGTCAAAGTAGAGCTTCCCTTGATTCATTAAATATGTTAGATAGTTAGCAATGCATCGCTGTAAATCTGCCTCTCGCATCTCTTGCCCTCCCATTACTATGAAACTTATAATGTGTTGCCATTAGCAGTTCCTCTAGGTTATCAGGTCTATCATCTTGTTTGTTCTCAATACTACCAATGGGATACCTAGTTCCCCTATGGTGTGGGATTGCCCCTTCCACTAGAAGTCTACCAAGTGTTTTTTCCAAAACCAACCTGGCTCTACTAACATAGCCATTGGCATAAGCGTTAGGATGGTTAGGTATTCTAACCAAAATATAACCCATAGGATGTATTCTAACCCCTCCCTTCCAATACCTATTACTAGAACCACAACTACGCCGTAAGGCTTTATCGCGACAACTTCGGCAAGTAGGATTTCTAGCCTCGCCCCGATGGAGTATTACCCACCTTTCTTGCCTACATAGCACACACGCAGACCACACATAGTGCAATCGTCCCTTATACCCGATTTCAAATGCTTTTTTAACCTCACCTAATTGTGACATAGTACACCTCCTATGGTTATTATACCATAAAACCCATTAGATTACAAGTCAGCTTCTTTCATTTCGACTCCTTGCTGTGGGTTATTAGAAACCACGCAATTCTCAATCTATTTCTAAAAGGCAGTTCTAGTATATCACCATAAAACTCCCGCCAATTCCGCCTCATAACCTGTCGTATCTTCTTGGAAATCCTACCGTTCATCTATCCTCCTTATAACTCTATATCACTCTCTGCTGGTTTAATATTAACTATCATAAATGTTCTATTGGGGTGCTTTGTCTCTAACATCTTTTTGGCTATTTTCACCCTTGATTTATACATAGAGTATTCGTTCGCCTCTATCGTATCTTTCATTCTGACGTTAAAATGCCCATATCCTAAGTCGTATATTATCTGATACCTCTTATTCATACACCCTCTCTATACTACTAAACATTGAACCGGTATGGATTATATCAAACTTGTATTTGGTTTCATTGGGGTTTTCGTTTTCCCAGTCTTTAGCTTTCAACACTTTTAGTTTCCCAAAATCCATCGCCAGATATAAGTCGCTATCACCCCTCAAGGCAGGACCGCCGTAAGCATCGTCTCTGCCCGGGGGCTTCTGTAGTGCCACTACCGCAACGCCTCTGTGCAATGCCCTCTTAATCCTTTTAAGGTATGGTTTCATCTTGAAGTATTCAGCATCGCTATTCACATCGAGGTAGTCAATAATATTTAACCCGTCTGGCCTAATAACCTCATGGTAATTGTCATACCTATCCCAAATCTTGAACTTCATTTTCCCTTCTCCATTTCTTAATTCATACCACTGCTCGAATGGTATCATTCTTCTCTTGAGTGCCACTGCTGACAACTCACTGGTGAAGTAATGGGTATCAAAATCATCCATATTTCTTAACATCAGGTTTAACAAGAATGTCGTCTTGCCAGCATTGCTTACTCCGGCCACCACGATTAACCCCCTGGGTGGAATGTTGATGTTGTTCTCAAACGGGAACCCGTTGCCTGATTCGGCGTCATAAGGGAACTTTATCCTATATACATCATCCGGGTCGGCATCATCCCAGCCTATCTCTTCAAGTGTTCTATCTATAAGTTTGAATGCCTTGTTGTTCTTTTCGAGCTTCGGCTCTACCATCTCCTTGTAGTCGTGAAAAAGCTTTCGAGACACAGACCGCCTTATCTCAGGCAAGTCCCATTGAAAGTAGATACATATATCGGTATGGGTGAACCATTCGTTCTCTTTGAACGGATACCAGTCTGCCTCTATCCTTGAGGCTACTTTCCTATAGGTATCTTCAGTCATTCCTTACTCCATTGTATAGCATTGTTTAACATTGTATAGGGCTGAACTTTTTGTATAAGGATTGTATAGACCATTGTATAAGCTCCGAGGCTAGTCGTAGATTTTTCAGGCATGTTGGCATATTTATACAATGATTCCTATTAACAGTTAAATAATATATAGTAGGGGGGAGGGGAGGAGGCGTCTTATAAAACATTCTTTGTAACCTTCCTTTCAGCATCCCTTTTAGCATTAACCTTATTCTCCAGGTGTATAAATCTTCCCTCTAGTTGTTGTAGCCTGTAAGAGAGTCTATGCTCCGGTGGTATTATAGGCAATGGTAGTTCCTCTTCAAAGAGTTCTAGCGCCGGTAAGTAATGAGTATAGCCCGGATGAAACCTACCGACAGAGCCTATTATACAAAAGGGTTGCGTGTAGTCTTCATTCATCTTCTTATCCCTCTCCCCAAGTTACTATTCTGTAGGGTATATCATTAGCAGGCTTAATTTCTATGGGTTCTTTCTTCTCCTGCGTTGGTTCTGCCATTTCAACCTCCTTCTACTGTTGCCCTAGTGGGGCAAAGTTTCTGACTAACCCTTACGAGCCATCCTTCACCCCACTACTTGCTGGGAATAAAGGACTTTCAGCGGCTATTATAGGTACTGCCTAGACAGTATCCTTAGAGAAGGCATAGGGTAATATATTGTCCCCCACGCCACATCGCCGCTTCGCTCTCACTTCAATGCTTTTAGCGAGTACGCCACCCCACTACTTGCTGGGAATAAAGGACTTTCAGCGGCTATTATAGGTACTGCCTAGACAGTATCCTTAGATGTGCCAGCTAGTAGACTACCAAGCCTCATGAACTTCAGCCTTATGTACTACTCCACTGTTCATATCTAGCCCTTTCGGGTAGCTGGCAATTCTTGCTGGCTGTAACACGCTCATTACTAATTAAGGCTGCTCACTCTTGCATCCACCAGCAATCTTATTAAGGTTCTTTATCTTTAACTACTACTCCGTTTTCTATGTATGATTCAAATAACTTAGCAACAGTTAAAACTGTATAAGAAGTAACCTTGTCACCGGCGTTTAATTTGGCGATGCTCCAATCCTTCGCAACGTCAAGTGCCTTCTGCCTTTCTATGCTCTTGCGTGTCCACCTTTCCCTTTCAGCCCATTCCTCCTTGGACATTTCGCCCCCTGATGGTGGGCTAGTTTTCGCGGGGGAGTCATCCTTTGGCTCATTACACCAGGCCCCTGTGGGCTCACCATCCTCATCTACTACAGGATGTGAGTACCAAAACTTACCATCCTTACCCTTTCGCTTAAATTCTTGTTGATGTTCCTTACACCAATGTTCAGCCATTATTCCCTCCTTACTAACCATATATCAAGTAATACTAACTCAGTCTTACACATATCACACTTACCCTTTCTTTGGGTTGTTGCCAGACATTTGGGACACACGTAGGTTTTATCTGACATCTAACTCCACTCTATTCCTTGAAGGTCAGTAGCAATAGTAGCTTGCGGTTCTTCTAAGACGGTAACAAATGGCAAACTACTTGTCTTGGCTATCTTCTCGAATGAGCCGGTGTCGAGCTTGAGTGCTAACTTGTGCTCTAGTGCCCAATCCATAGCTTCTTTAGCTTCGTAACTAAGGCGTGTCATCACCCGGATACCGATACCAGCAAGCGGTGTTTTATTCCCCGTTTCTTGATAGGCTTGGAGAGTTAGCTCGCGTAGTAATTGCTCAGATTCCTCACATTGAACCTTTGTCAATTCACTCTCTTCAAACAATGCGTGATTCGTAACTTCCCATATTGCCCGTGCTGATTGTAATTTGTGACTTGCCTCATCTGCTTTCCGCCTTGCTTCCACCACAAGATTGATTTGTTCACCGAGTTGCTTTTCTTCCATTTTAATATCTCCTTTATATATTCCATTCTTTCTTTTTGTTTTTCAATACTTCACAACAGTGCATATCTATAAATGTCATTATATCATCTCGCTGCTCTATCCACTCCACCACTAACCTTATCCCTTCTTGCCTCCCCTCATCAAAGCCCGATTTCTTAGCACCCATTACCTTGTCCCAGATTCCGTCTTGGGCTTCTCTATGCCCTGCCTTGAAGGATATTTCAGCTTGTCTTGTAGCAATCTCTCTATATGAAGGATAAAAAAGCCCAGTATAACTAGGTTGTTCACAGTTACCTAGCTCTTCATCATTCATCACTGTATCTTCAGCTTTCATTTTAATACCTCCTGTAACTCCTGTATATATTACTAGCTAACCAGCCAATCCAGAAGCACAACCAACCTATAACCGCAACGTGTAACCATACTGGAATAAACATTACTTAACCTCCCTTAGTTGCTTCATCTGCTCAAGGAAAAGAGCGGCATATTTTTTTCTTGTTCTTACTTGGGAAGCAAGACACCACTTGCCCCATACGGAATTGTCTTCAACGCAATCCCCGAATTTCTTTGCGTAAGGACAGCGCTCGCATATAACAGTAGTTAATTCGCAGAGAAAACACAGATTCTTGATTTTCGCACATTCCCCAAAATCATCTATGCCGCCATATTCTTTCCACCCAGGCCAATCCTCTTTCATCTTGCCCGTCTCTGCTAGAAAAACCCACAGCTCGATAGTCTTATCAATAGCTTCTCTTTCTGTCATTTCTCCTCCTCAATAAGTGCTTTAATAATCTCAGGTAATACCGTATGCGTGATAGACTCCCACCTTTTTATGGCCTCTTCTTCAGTCTCCTCAAAATCTATCATGAATTTTTCTACTGTCCCTTGAGCTGTAAGTGGTATCATTTTGAGCCCTCCATATACATATTAAAAAGCAACATTCTAAACTTAATATCTCTTTCCCGGACAGATTCCTCGAGCTGTTTAATCCTGAGTTCAGTTAAAAGTTTATCGCCGTCTTTCACCTTATCCTCCTTACTGATTCTTCTGCCTGAGTCCAGATTAAATTAGATAGACGTTTACGGGTTGATATTCTATTCCTTTGTCTCTGGTTTCTTTTTAATTCATACTTGGTCATAATCTCTGCTTCTAAACCATA